TAAAGACCCCATGCAATTGAAGTTGTAGCAGCTTGGATAGCTGAATCAATTTCTCTTGTAAGTGCTTTAATGAACGCGCCTTTTTCATTTTCAGAAGCTTCAGCAGTTTCATTGTCAACAGAAGCTAAAGCGTAATCTCTTACTCTTGTAAGAACAAAGTCCTTATATACAGAAGAAGTTTTGTTAGCTTGAGCTGTTGCGAAAGAAGCTGAACGTCCCTGAGGATTTCCGATTTGAATAGGCACAGGCAACACTTTACCGTAAAAGTTTTTATCTTTTGGTAGCATTGCATATAAAGGAAAATCCTTGTATGTCATGTTTTCTACACGTTGAGCCGTGTAATACTCTTTTAAAATTGGCGCTGCTGCTGCGATACTTAGACCCATTTGGTCCTCCGATTAGATGTAGTTGTTAATAAGATAATTTAGTTCGTCTTGATCACTTGAAAACTTAGGCTTACCCGCTGGCTCCGTACCCGCGCGATGTCCGTTATTTGTCAAAGTAACCGCTTCATCTTCTAACTGTTCATCTTCATCGTTTGACTGACTAGGTGCCTTTTCCTTAATTCCGTCTTCCTTGATGGCTTTAAGTATGAAATCACGTAGATATTTTGATTGTAACGCATCTTTAACATTTTTAGCAAGTGTCTCATCTGTTTTTTTAATTGCGTCATCAATACTCATCATGTTTTCTTGTGCGTACTCCTCACCATATTGCTCAACGTCAGCGTTAAACTGAGCGTTAATTAAATCAAAAGCAGCGTCTGATCCCTTAAGCGCATCAACCAATGGATGCTTTTCTGCAAGAACTTTTGCTTGCTCACTAATTTTTACCTTAAAGTCTGCAACAGCTTTCTTGCTTGCTTCAGCTCCAGCTTCCTTTGCTTTTTCCGCGTCCATTTGTTCGCGTACTAACTTGGCAATAGCTTCTGGAGACATGTCTTTAAGTTCAGCTTTCTTTTCTCCATCGGTTAAATCATCGTCCATTGCCTCAAGTGCCATCTTGATAACATCGTCTTGAGTCATTCCTTTTTGTCTAGACAGTTCCTTGATGGGATTTTTAGCGTCTAGGATACTGGCTTTATTACTTGTATCTCCGAGTTTTTGCTCAAGTTCTTTGATTCGCTTTTGTTGGGCAAATAATTCTCGACGATGCTTCTGCTCTCTTTCGATTCTATCGAGCTGAGAGCTTTCTTCTTTTGGTTCGGTTGCTTTTTCTTGTGGTGCTGCTGATGCTTCTGTTCCTTTTCCTTCAATTAGTGCCTCGATTGTTGGAAGTGGACTTGATTCCACTGGCGTGTTTACTGCTCTGATTCCCATTTAACTATCCTTGTTACTGTTGCGGCATTGGTGCCGGTGTTTGTGCTGATTGTTGCCCGGGCGTGATTGATGTTCCTGGATTGCCTGGTTGTTGCCCTACTGTTACTTGAGCTTGTGGATTTCCAACTGGAGGCAGTGCCATTTGTTGAAGCATGTCCGCATCTTCTACCCAACGTAAAAGCATCTCTAGCTTTTCTGGCTCCAGGCTTTGGTGTTTCATTTTTAGCCATACTTGCTGGAATAGCTTTTTACCATAGTCTAATGCTTGTTGAGGCATAGGTGGATTATACTTACCTTCATCAATAATATCGTACATGACTGCCATAATGTCGTCAGTCGCAGCATTGTTGTATTGTGTAAATTGATCAAGGTCTGGAAAATCCATTAAGCTTGAAGCCTGATTGCGATCTAACATTCCAATGGACATTAAATCTTTAATATCTTCAATTTTTCCTTCTGGAGTATTTTGTAAAAAGTTAGTTGGAAATACCCTCATACTCCACTGGTCACGCTGAAGATCAATTTCAGACCATTTGATATCTTCAATTTCTTTATTGTTAAAAGCAGTTACACTTAACCCCTTATCTTTTTTAGATACCAATTCAGACATAAGGATGAATTTTTTTGCACTTGAAACCATGAAGTGATCATAGTCCTGAGAAACAATTGAAAACCTATCTGCTTCGATATTGTTAAAAGTCCTTAATGCTTTACCAGAATCTAATCCAGCAGGCTTTTGACCTGTAACAGACATTTGAGACAATCCAACTAAATCAAAAGCACGCTCATAAAGTCTTTGTAATTGCTCAAATAACACAGGAGGAATAGCCATTAATTGATCATAAGTTGGCTTCATACCTTGATAAGTAATAATTCCACCAATTTCATTATTTAAATGTTGTTTAACAATCTTAGAGTTGGCATCTAAAAAGATTTTTGGAATCGATCCAAGGTGCATAGAAAGCTGAATAACTTTTAAAAGTTTATTAATTTCATACTGAATCCCAGTTAAGATCTCAGCAATACCTTGACCATAAAAACCAAAAGGTCTGCGATTCCATCTAAAGAATTCAAAAGGAAACCAGTCGTGAGTCCATTCTTCAGATACAAGCTCTCCTGAATCACAAGAAATAATATGCAACCCATCGCCTGCATCGGGACCACTTGGAAGCTTCCAGGCTTCGATAACAACAGTCATTTGATCTAAACCTGAATAAAGATAAGTAATGTCGTTATCTGCTTTAGCATCGTCAATAATTACTGCTTTTTTTGGATACAACGCTTTGAGTGTACGGCGCGGAACAACCTTCATCTGATATAAAGAAATTGGGTCGTCGTACATACATTCAACTTCATCAACAACCAATTCATCAATAAAAACTCGTTCTGCACATATTGCCGTTTTGTATCTGCCTTCTTTGACTAAACGTTTGCCTTTAAAAAACTTAACAGCTCCTGTTCCCATAATTGCAGCATCTTTAAAAACTCTTTGCCCAACTTGATACATATTGTTCTCTTCAAATGTTCCATCGGTATAGAGTTGAAGTTTCTCAGCTTCTTTTTTAAGTTTGTAATTACCTTTATAAGTTAAAAATTGCGGACGCGGCTTTGACTTTCCTATTCTTGCCGTAGCCGTATCAATCGCTGATTGAATAATATTCATAGTCAAGGTTCTGTCGGTTAACGTATTAGAGTACTGATAAGGTCTTAAGCCTGAAATCTCAGAGTTTCCATAAAGGCGAACATGTCTTAAATTTCTATCAGTCACACCGCCAGATTGACGGTTTTTTAAAGCTGTGATGTGATCAAACAAAGCCTTAGCGCGCTCTTTCTTGTCTGTGTATTCCCACCAGATCTTTGATTGGTCGTTAAAAAGTATTGCCATAAATCCTCCCTTGATTATCTAGCAGAAGCAAATAAAATGTCTTCGTCCATATTATCAAGATCTTCTGCCTTAGTGGTAGGAATTTCTGCCTGAGAAGGCGCAAAGTTCATTGATTTATCATCATAATAAGCCAATGGACTCATTTGAATCACTGTGCCATCGGGTAAATTAAGCTGACTGATTTTGTTTTTAACACAAATGTCTACATATTCTTGAAGTTTGTTACCAGCTATCATCGCTGAGCGTTTCGTGACCTTCGAAAAAGTGGTCTTCGGTTCTTTGTTGTTCATCGTATTCCTCCATTTTGTTTGATAAATCTTGAAAGTATTCGGGTGTACCCAGTGCATAAGTTGGAAGCGGTAATTCAGCCATATATGAATAGGTCTTTCTCCAGGCGTAAAGAGTTCCATCTGATATGTGATTCTGGCAGCGTGGATCTTCTTTGTCCGTGATTTGTCCTTTAATAGACAGCCATTGCAAAGCTTTCCACTCTTCTTCAAGTGAGTTGCATGAATCTTTAATAAATTTAAGCGCACCCGTTATTACATCGTCTTTTAGCAAACGCAGATAAGTTGCCTTACCTAGCTTTTCGGCTATTTCAATTTCAGGTAAACCCATTCTATTCTTCATTTCTTCGATACCTTGTTTGTTGGCACCGTCGATTACTAAATTAGTTATAGGATATTTAGTTTTTATTTCTTTGATTGTGCTGGCAACGTCCGTGAAGTCTTGCTCTGTTTCTTTATGCGCATAGACAACAAACGCAGCTTTAACGCTATGTGAAGCCGCAACAACAGAGTAAGAAGAGGCATCATTAAAGCCAAGATCCACACCGAGAACATAATACCAATCTCTAGCGTGAGGTAATACGTCAACAAACTGCATCTTCTGAGCTGGGATAATAAGTAAATCGTCATCACTGCACCATTCGTTAAGATAATGGGTTCTAAACCAACTAGCTTTAATGATATCAGGATTTATGGTGGTCATTTCGTTTATTTCTTCAGTCCATTGCTTGACCATGAAGGGATTATCGTAAGCAGTCCATTTGTGAACAGACCAAGCGATAGACTTATCAGTTCCAGTCGTAACCTTTTCAAAATAAGTATTGGGAATGTTTTCGCAAGTCCCTAGCAATGTTAACCATGACTGCGGACGTAAATCGGCAAGGGCAGGACGTAGCTTCTGATTAACAAATGACTCTAGATCTATGTTCATTGAGCCAGCTTCATCGATCGAAACCTTTCTAAGCTTTTGTCCAAGGACTTTAGCTAATTCTCTTGGAGAACTATCGAGACCAAATAGCCTGGTCCTGCTTCCATTTGGGTAACGGATAATTGATTCAGTTTCATTAAAGATAAGTCCAAGTCCATGCTTTTCATTGATTCCTTTAAATACGTCCCAAATGATTTCTCGGACTGATCCAATAGTGAGTCCAAAGTAAACGGTTCTTGAATTTGGATATTCCAAACAAATTTCGACATGATCCATTGCCTCTGTATTAGATTTGCCACCTCTTCGGGTAGTATTAATTGCCTTAAATCTAGAGCCTCTATCGTCAAGAACAGCGTTTTGTTTAAAAAACATTGGCTCCCTAATAGAGATAGTCTTTTCGCCTTTCCTTTTTAGATACTCGGAAAGCAAAATCTCTTCGGGAATATCTTTGTGATGAAAATTAAACATTATTTCTTTGTATTCTTGCGGTGAGGTTTGCTGACAGGCGCAACAGAATCAGACTTGTCAAACGTCTTAACTACTTCTTTTCTTATAATTGCAAAGCGAATGTTGGCTGTAAAGACAAGAACATCTTCTAACCAATCGGGGTGTGAAACGGTTACAACGTGTTCATGAAGCACTAATTTCACACCAGGAATGATCTCTTCGCTAATAGTGTTAAGATTGATTTTCTTTTCAGTCGGCACTTGGATCGCTTGATAAACGGATATTTTGTCTAATTTCATATTCTTTCCCTTATTTGTTGCACGTAACTATCTACAATTACTTTGTTATAATATTTCTTTAGCCTTGCTGGTCGGATGTCGTCTGAAACGTGAGAAATAGCTAGGCTGTCTTTTGTCTTAATAACTTCTACCAGGTTCTTTAATAAACCAAGACCGCGAAAGTCTCTTCTAATGTGTGCATAGTGGATAATGTCATATAAGCCCACTGACTGCTCAAATATGATAAACCCATATATCAAGTCAGAATCTTCTGGATCGACTATCACAAGCGTTTTGGCATGGTCTAACAAGGCGTTTATAACCTTATTGTGACCAGTGAAAAAAGAATCTCTATTGTTTCTTCTTATACAGGTGGATGAATCGAAATAACTAAATAGAACCGTTTTGGCAATATAGTCACGATCGCTCTTAATCATTTCTCTTACTATGAACTTAGCTATTGACATGATCTTCCTTGAGTTCAATTCGCCTTTCTTCTTTAGCGGTAATAATTTGCTTAACTCGCTTTTCTAATTCTTTATCCGTTATCTTTGCAGCTGCCAATAATAAATCGTCCGCGTTATCGCGCCACTTGTAACGGTTTTTCATAATCAAATTAAAGGTTTGAAAGTTAAATGTTTTGACTTCTTTTATGTGCTTAGTATCTTCTATGGCTGCTTGCTCCCAGAAATAAAACGATTTCCAGTAAGCAACGCGAAGACATACTTCAAATTCTAAATGGCGCATTGACCATAATGATAATGCTTCTGGTACATTATTAATTACAGCAGCAAAAGACTCTATTGAACCACCTTCGGCACAATGAGCTAATAACATTTCACAATATTTGGGATCATATTTGGAAAGAAAATATTCTAAAGCATCGTCACTAATCATAAATTCCTCTTTTAACTTTTTATAGGCTAGTAACTTGCCCAAATTACGTCAATCAATATTTATATAGCACGCGCTGCCCAAATTATACTATTTTATATTATTTTATACTGAATTATATATTTCAATAACTTGTAGTGAATTATTTTTACACTTTTATTTGACAATGAATGCGGATTAAATTAAATTATCTTTATCAGAAAAACTTAACCATGGGGCATACTTATGAAAATCGAATCTTTTGCAATTTACGCTAATAAAGACACATTTAACGAGCGTGTAATCACTACTTTTTCTATTAAAAACGATGACATGAACAAAACTTCTGCTATTGAGCAATCAGATATTCTTGAAATGCTACAAGTTATTGCCGACGGTGGGACAATTTCAGCAACTTCCTTTTCAACTATTAATTCAAACGAGCAAGATGAAGAGTTTGACATTGCTCAAATGCAAAAAAGAATGAATAAATTTCTTTACCTTGGGGGCTTATAATGACTAAAGAACATAGCTATCGAGTTAATGGAGAATCTTTCTTTGAGAAATCAGACCTAGAGGCAATTGTTATTTACCTAGAATCGATTCCAGTTTCTTATGAAGATCAAAAACTTGATATTTTAGAACTTATTAATAAATGCAGACTTGAAATGCGTTACATTGAATATACTAAGCAGCGCCCAGCTTAAACACAACATGTTAATTATATTGAAAATTAGTCTCGGGGAGGGCGCTCCCCTTGGGAGATTTAGTGAAAAATTATAAATCAGACTTACCCTGCATTGCCTGTGGCGACCAGGGTGAAGATAGAATCTGCCTTCATCATGTTAAAACCAGAGGATCCGGTGGATCGGACAACGCTTGGAACCTTATGTCTTTATGTCAAAAGCATCATAATGAAATCCACCAAAAAGGCACGCCTCACTTTATTGAAAAGTATTATAAGGCTGAATTATGGATGATAGCTAGTGGATGGAAATTTGATGAATATTTAAGGAAGTGGACACATGAAAAGGAGTAGGGCGGATTTTGTTTTGATAGTTATAAATTCATGTGATGCGGTTAAAGATAAGTTTGGACACTTTACTAGAAAAGAAGCATTTGGAAACATTATGGACTCTATTAGTAGAAGTGCCCGATTTAATAAAATATTCCAAGAACTTATAGATTCTGGCGAAATTGTGTCGATTGGCGGAAAGGTTTACAAGTTAAATGAAACAATCTTAAAAAGCCAGGTTGTTAAACAAAAAGAAGCTGATTTAACCATGAAGGTTGCGGATGTTTCTAGGACTGTAATTGATCACTTAAATAGGTCAATTGGATCTAATTTTAGAACAGGCGGCAAGACTCAGACCCTCGTAAGTGCAAGATTAAGGGATGGGTTTAAAATTAATGATTTCCTGCTGGTAATAGATAAGAAGGTCCTGGACTGGCGGGGCACTAAGTTTGAGCCTTATTTGCGCCCAATTACATTGTTTGGGACGAAGTTTGAAAGTTACTTGAACCAAGAATCAAAGGTTACTCGATTAGAGAATATGGATTTTGATAAATACTTTAAATAGGGGGAAAAATGAGAGAGTTGATACCAGAAACAGATTCGGGCTTTTGTGCCATTACTGCACTGCCTACAAATTACAAATATAACGGAAGCTTTATTATGGTCAATTTTTTGACATCGGCTAATAAGCTTTGCGAAAAGTACCCCGATAAAAACTTTGATGAAGCTTTAGAGATTATTCTAAGCGCTCAAGTCTATCGTGTCAGTTTTGGTGAAAATAGAATGAATCCAGAAGAGTTAAAAAAAATGGATAACGTGGAGTCTATATGGAAAACAAAAATAAAGAAATTGCTGGGAAAATAGCTAGATTGCTTCAACAGCTTGCGATTATTAAAAATGCAGATAGGTCTGAAGCGCAACTAGCAGCAATGGCAAAGTATTTATCTAATCACTTTACTTATGAAGAAATAGCAAAGGCCTCGGAACACATATTACAAAGAAGCCCATATTTTCCAGGAATCGATAGCTTTTTCTCTATTCTTAAACCATTGGAAAGCGTTGAATCTAGGGCAATATCTTTAAAGTACGAACTTAAGCAAGTCATTAGCGATTCAGGGTTTAACTTTCTAACGTTTAAGCAAATGGCAAGCCCAGTACTTTTGGATTTTGTAAGCATTGTAGGGTGGAAAGGAAGTCACGACATTTACGACAAAGAAGCAGTTGAGCTTTTTAAGACAATAATAAACAAACGAGGGGCACAAAGTGAAAACGCGCAAATTGAATATTAATGAAATTTTTGAATTGATTGAGCATGAATTTTCTAACGACTTAGGCGAAATGTCTTTTTATGATTACCAGAAACTTGAGACAGCAAAGAATAAAATTTCCTATATTGAATCTATGCCTAAGAAAAATAAACTTACTAAATGGATAGATAGAAATCAAACATCTTTATGGTTTTTTATACTAATAACTTCATTTGCTTTTGCAGCTAAGATTGTTATAGAAAACTATTTTTACAAATATTAGGAGGGCACAATGAATGAACTTGATTTATCAGAATTAGAAACTGCACCAGTTGAAAAAAAACAACCAATTGCACCAAGAGAGCTATCGCCAGAAGCGAGAGAGTTTAACAGACAAATGCACGTAGCCCAAACATTGGCAAAATCGTCAATTGTTCCGACTCACTTTAGAGGCAAGCCTGATGATATTTTTGCTTGTGTTATGCTAGGTGCAGAACTTGGATTTCAGCCCATGCTGAGTTTAAACTCAATTGTTATGATTCAGGGAAATGCCACCCTTAAAGCACAAACCATGCTAGCAGTTGTTAAATCTAAATGCAAAGACGCTATTATTTCAATCGAAGTCGATGAAGAAAAGAAAATTGCAATTGTAAAAGGTCAAAGAGATGCCAGCGATCCAGGCTATACGTCTACGTGGGATTTATCAAAGGCAAAGTCTATGGGGCTATTAGGTAAAGATAACTGGCTAAAACAACCTACGACCATGCTTAGATGGCGTGCCGTCTCCGAGATGTGTAAAATGGTTTTTGCTGATATTTTGATGGGTATTTATTCCACGGAAGAATTTATAGACATAAGCATCGAATCGGATCAAAGCAAGGCAGAACTCGCAACTGCTGCATTTTCAGGAAATTAAAATGAAACAATTAAAATTAGAAATATATCAAGACCTTTTAGAGAAACTTGAAGACGAGTTAGCAAGAGATCTAAAGTACATGGATTTTAGATTAAAAACGCACAAGGCAAGAATAAGTACCGCTGAATTTGAAGCATCTCTATATAAAGAAAGAAACAGCATTCTTGAGTCACTTCTTGTAAAAAGCTGCATGGCTCAAATAAGAAAAACTGCTGAATCGGCAACTGCTGCATCTTCAGATTAAAATATTATTGCAGAACATACGTCCAGTCTTTATTAGCCCCTTAACTGGGGCTTTTTTTCGTCTAAAAACGACAAAAGACCCTTGCGAGTCTTCCGAAGTAGTCTATTTTTTAAGTTATCTTAAGAGCATGGAACTCTCTTCTTGACAATAATACATATTTTAGGAAAAATCAATATGTCGAAACTAGTAATCTCGGCTTTTAAGTTATTTTTTTATCCCTTTTAAAATATAAAACTAAAAAGGCTACCTTAACGGGCTTAGTATTCTTTATTTATTAGATAAAGTTGGAAACTCTAAAAAATAGCTTTGTCGATTATCAGCATTGTATTGAGTCGACGACACCACGCAATTTCGAGGCATTTGCGAAACGGCTTCCTTTTTTAGACATTCTAGTAGAATTTCTTTTAGAATAGGACATTATTCCGGCTCGGAAAGGGTGAAACTCTGAAACAATGAATAAGAGGACAAGGATCGGAAGAAGTGTAGAACTAGAAGACGTTTGGCTCTCCGAGGGTAACTCACCCAATGCCTCGTCACGCTTAAAGGGAGACACATGAAACATTTAGATGAAATTCTTTCTAGCATTAAAAAGCCAGCTAACAAAAAGATTTTACCCATTAAGAAAAAACATGTCCGAAAAAGCAATTCCTCTTGGGTTATATGTGGAAATAAGAAGGCTTATTGCAGATCGACTTGGGAAGCTAACTATTTTAGATATCTTTACTATCTTAAGATAAGCGGACATATTTATGATTTTAACCATGAACCTGAACGATTCTATTTTGATAAGATAAAAACAGGTACGACTTCTTATTTACCAGACTTTGAAGTAATAGAAAATACAGGCGAAGTTGTTTACCATGAAGTAAAAGGGTTCAATTGTCCAAAATCTAAAACAAAGTTAAAGCGATTTTCAATATACTACCCTAGAAAAAAATTAATTCTCGTAACTGCTAAAGAATACAAGCAAATTAAAGAAAACTTTTCCAGAATTATAGAAGGCTGGATTTAGCCTATTGACTTTAATCCGCGCTTATACTAATTTACATTCATTGAAGAAATTAATCTTCACATAAAAGGGCATTTTTATGACAATCCTAGGTAACATCCCAGACAGTCAATATTTTTCAATGAAGGAAATCAGTAATTCTGATTTAAAGCTAATTGAACGTTCTTACTCTCACTTTTTAAACAAACATGACCGCGAAGAAACAAGTTCTATGAACTTTGGACGCGCACTTCACGCTTTAGTATTAGAAGAGTCTAAATTCTATGAACAATTTATTATTGCACCTTTTGAGATGGATAGACGTACTACTGCTGGGAAAGCCACTTACAAGGCGCTTATGGACTCAGGACGCGAAATTGTCACCGCTCCCGAATGGGTCGAACTTAATCAGTTAAAGCAAAACATTTTAAATCATCCAATTGCGAAGAACATTCTTTCAGGTGCATCAATGGAAGGTGCAATTACTGGTGAAATTGAAGGCGTTCCAATGCGTGCCAAAATAGACATCATTAACAAAGGCTTTGTGATAGATCTTAAAACTTGCCAAGACGCTTCTAAGAATGAATTTATGCGCTCAATTGGAAAGTATTCTTATTATCAACAAGCGGCTGTTTATCTGGAACTTTGTAAGCAGAACGGACTTGAAGCCACTGGATTTCTTTTTATTGCAATTGAAAGAGGCGCTAAAAGCTGCGGAGTTGCTTGCTATAGTTTAAACCAGGAATCAATTGACATTGGTCTTGCTAAAGCCAGAAGAACACTTAAAAAATATAAAGATTATATAAATAATCCTCAAAGATATGTTGGTTATTCTGACGTAATTGAAGTTATTTCTGCTCCGAATTGGTCATTTTACGATGAAGCGGGGTTTTAATATGAAAAATGATGATATTACACTTGCAAATCTTATTTTACTTATTGCCGTTATAACAATTTTACTTATGTATGGATTCTGGATTGAAGAAACAAAAAAAGACGTTAACGATATAAAGGGGTTATTAATTGAAACAGTATTTAGTGGGAAAAACGTTCGGACTATTAACAGCAATGGAGAAAATAGAATCGTATGTCGCACCTTCGGGAAGAAGAATTTCTAGGTACCTTTGTCTTTGTGTTTGCGGAAATACAATTATCAAAAAAGGCGATCAATTGAAAAGGAAAAATTCTTTGCATTGCGGTTGCCTTCCTTCAATGAAAGGAAAAAGTGGCAAGAAAAAGAACAAGTAAGCCTACGACTTATTGTACTGGTAGACATGTTTGGAGCGCATGGGTCGCGGGCAGTAAGTCTCCTTTAAGGTTAATTAAAAAATGTAAAAATTGTTCTGAGGTAATGACTCTTAAAGAATTTATGGAATATAAAAAAGAAATGAATTTAAAAACAATTAAAGCAAATACGCACATAGATCTTTTTTGGAGTTGAAATGAAGTTAGACATAGATCAGGTAATTTACGAAGCTCCGATGCACAAAACCATGGCAAGCCTTGCTAGAAAGTTTAACGCTGAAATAAGCATGTTTAAGTACAGGTTAATGAAGGCGCACAAATTAATGCTTGTGAAAAATATAATAAGGATGAATAAAGGAAATAGTTATGAAGTTGAGGTTTTAAGATGATTAGAGGTAAAAAACATAAATGGTCTGGGTCTTGGAAATAATATAAACATAAGGAGAATTTAAAATGGAAAATCTAGAAACAATTAAGCTGAACAATGTAGAGTATATGCGAAAAGACCAAATACAAGCCAATGCTTCTAACACAGAAGGGTTGAAAGCCGTCATTGTTAGAACTTACAGCGCAGGCGTTTTTTATGGTTATCTCGAATCACAAATCGGACAAGAAGTGGTTCTTAAGAATGCTAGAAGGATGTGGCAATGGTTTGGTGCAAGCTTGTCAGAGTGTGCGCAGTCTGGAACTCCAGATGTGTCTAAATGCAAATTCCCTGAAGCCGTTACGACTGTAAAGTTATTAAATGCCATTGAAATATTAGACCTTACACCTAAGGCACTATCGTCATTGAATTCGGTGGCAATATGGAAAGCTTAGTTAATGATGGAAGTGGAGACGGAAATGGATACGGATACGGAAACGGAAATGGATACGGATACGGAAACGGATACGGATACGGAAACGGATACGGATACGGAGACGGAAACGGAAACGGATACGGATACGGATACGGAGACGGAAACGGAAACGGATACGGAAGTGGAGACGGAGACGGATACGGAAGTGGAGACGGAGACGGAAACGGAAACGGATAATCGGGAGAATTATAAATGAGTGATAAACTACAAGATGATTTAATTTATAAACATGTAATGACTTTTTCCCATGAAGAACTTGCTGGAATGTATACAATCATAAATAAACGAGAGCAAGAGCATTTAGAAGAGATTGAAGCTTTAAATTTAAGTTGTTCCACCATGGTTGAAATAAATTGCAAACAAGAGAGACAGTTTCACCAAGATATTAAAAAGCTTGAAAAAGAAAACGCTCGATTGCGTGATGTTGTTAAAGGTAACATTGCTGTTATGGGAAAAATGCAAGAACGAGAAAATAAGATGATTAAACTTGAAAAAGAAAACGCTCGATTGCGTGAGGCTTTGGAGAGCCTAAAATTAACAATGGACGAGGAAAGAATGGGCAAATTAACAAAAGAAGAAATTTCATGGTACTTAAAATATAACTGTACACTAGAGACTTTACCTAGATGTTCTAAATGTTATACCCAAAATGATGATATATACACCGATGAATTAGATGGAGAAATGTTTTGCAAAGAGTGCCTAATAGATAGTCTCAACAATGATGAAGTCGCACTTAAAGAATTGAGAAGTTATATGAAAATCGAAACACTAAAAGGAGGTGAAGAATGATTTGTGCTATTTGTGGTTGCAACGATAGGGAAAATTGTAAATATGCTATAGCAACTGATAATTATGTTTCAGCTTTTAAAAGAGCTTTATGCGGTGAAAAAATTATATGGTCAAAAACTTTAATTTTATCCTCCGCAATTATGAAAGAATTAGAAGAAAAACAAAAAGCACTAGCCAGCTCCAGTCATCACTTGGTAATCCTAAAACATCGTTGTAGCTCTTTAAAAGAAAGTGAAGAGTGAGTGATGTTTTAGTAATTTTAAAGATCATACCAATTTGATGCTTTTAAGGTGACAAATTCTTCTTCTTGGTAAGCTTCGATAACTTCTACGTCGCTAACAATTGGCTTTTCTTCATTGCTAATCAATTCGCAAGAATATTCACCATAAATCCATTGGCAATTATAAACTTCAGTTGCCAGTATTGCCGTAAGAGGTATCAAAGCTAAAAGCCACCATTTCACAGCTTAGCCAAATTTCTTTTTTTAGTTATTGTTGATTTTATAATGCTTACCATTTCCCTGTTAAGCTCTTCAGTTTCTTTATCAGTATTAATTATTTTCCACCAGGTGCCGTAAATTGTAGTTTTATCCTCTTTGGTTATCCATATTGTGACTTCGCAAATAAGAGTATCATCGCCTTTGCAATGATCTAAAAATTGGATAGTGTATTTTGATCCTACTTTAAATTTCATACCCTAGTTCCAATCCAGCGATTATTTTTATCAAGTGCCATTGGTACTAGTCTTGGTTCCGAGTTTTCAATAAAAGTTACACCGAGTATTGGGCGTTTAACTTGTAATTTGTTATATGAAAATGCCAATGATGTATCGTCAATTAAGCATCCTCCTGTAATTGCGAAGTGTAATCCGTTTCCGGCTGTCCAGTATCGTAATTCAAAAAGCTGATGATGGTGACCTTGGACCAAGGACATTCCAAAGGATTGTGAAGCGGCAAGTATATTTGACGAAATTCCATGTACAAATTTACATTTTGTTCCGTTTGGTAGCTCAAGTATGATCGACTCATGCCAACTCCAGTCATCACTTGGTACTCCTAAAACATCGTTGTAGCTCTTTAAAAGGTGTCTAGGCATTCCTGCGTGCTTTGCGCGACGATAAGCCATGGACCCATGGTTTGAATGAAGCAATTGCATTTTTGGAAATAATTCATGAAGTGTATCTATATACCCAAGAGCCATTAATAGCTCCCTTCCTGAGCTGTCTAGGTCTGGATCGGAATCATGAAATGACATGGCTCCGTAGTCGAGTTCGTCCCCTAGGCAAATTATTCTTGTGGGATTTAATGTTTTTTTTATTTTGTGTAAAAAATCCAAACTGTCCACGTGACAATGGGGAAAGTGTAGGTCAGGAATGCAAAGTATTCTACTGTTGTCCATCTCGCATCCTTGTTTGAGTTATTTAATTTTTGCACGGATTTATTTTTATTGCAATTTGTGAATTGTGAAATAATAATAGACCAAACCAACCCAGTAAAAGGAGTATTTATGCCATTGAAAAAAGGCTCTAGTAAAAACACAATTTCAAAAAACATTAAAGTAGAAATTAAATCTGGAAAACCGCAAAAACAAGCGGTTGCAATTGCTTTAAGTGTTGCCAAAAAAGCAAAAAAGAAAGTTGCTTCAAAAAAGAAGAAATAACATGAGCGCAGTTTTTATTTCAATAGCTGTTACTTTAATCACTTATTGGCTTTTTAAACCCTGGGAAAGCATTTACATGGTTGAAAATGAAATAATAGACGTTAAAACTTATGGTGAAATTAATATTTTCAGAGCTCCATTTAGAAAAATTTACAGGAATAGAGTTTACTCTGAATTAGAGTATGATATTTTCTGCCTTAAGTCATGCAACAGATTAACAAAAATAAATAAATATATTTTGGCAACTCTTGACGACGAACCAGAGATACTTAAACAAATAAAGGGGAATTAAAATGGCTAAAGCGATGACAGCAAAAAAACAAGTAGCAAAAGCAAGCGCAAAAAAAGAAATGAAAGTAATTAAAAAAGCTTCAAAAAAAGTTGTAGCTAAGAAAAAAATAAAGTAATTTATTTTTTGTTCGAAGGTTAGTGCCCTAACTGAGAATAATTGGGGTTAAGTGTTAAAGCTTAACCCCTTTTTTTATGCCTTGGTTTGTTCTGTCCAGGTAAAGCCATCCTCATTTGCATAAGGCATGGCAACCCATAATTCATAAATTTCATCTAGAAAATAACATTCCCCTGTTTTCATTAATCATGTGCCTTAATTAGTACATACCCTGCGGTTACACCGACTCCAGCAGTTGAAACTCTTGCTCTTAGTGCGGCTGCATTTGTTCCGTTTACTGTTAACTGCACCGTGCTGCTTGCTACAGATGTTAAAGGTGTACCTATTGAATACCAAGTTGTCCCGAAATCATCACTTCCTTCTAATTGAAGAACAGGGGCAGTTGTTGCAGCTCCAATGTTTATCATTAATTGAATTCCGTTTCCGCAATCTCTTGCTAGAATAATTGCAGTCGTACTGTTTAAAGTAGTTAAAACAATAGTTCTATCGACTAATTGTCTTTGAGGAATTGCAGGATAACTTGATTGAAGTCTGTTTACCGCTCTTGTAAAAGATGGAGTTGTGCCCCCGACTGTTTGAACATATCTGACGCGGTTTCCAAGAAAAGGTATGGCAGGACTTCTATACATCCCTACAGCAGTAATTCTAGGAAAATCATAAACTTTGTACCAGTTTGTCCCAGTATCGTCTGATTCCTCAATTGAAAAATCGAGAGTTGGAGAAGTTCCAGAAACAACAGTTACCGGAATGTTTACTTCGTAAGAAATACCAAAAGTAGGCGTAAAGGCAGCCGTAGTTGTAGTCGTTGTCAGCGCAGCCGAAGCAACGTCAGCCACAATTGTTGGTATTGCCAGGTTGGCAGATGTTATAGCTGCAACAGTCGTAACGGTTGTAATCGTACCAGAAGTCACCGTCACAGCAGGAGAGTTTAACACAGTCACTGGTAACTGTGAGTTTTGTGACATGTTCGAAACAGAGTTTAAAGCTACGTTCTGGAGGGTCCTGTTTAAAACAGCAGCCATACCCATTGTAAAAGTAGTTGTAGACGCTGGAGCAACGGTACCGTTTAGTACGTGAATTTGAAAAAATAATGCCGTGCTTTCTTCTGGAATAGACTGAACCGTTTCAGCTCTTCTTGCCATTGGAACAGTAGCTGCGATTGCCTGAAGAGAATCTGCAAGCGACACTTGCCCATCCTCAATGGTAATTTCGGCAATATGCCCAGGGGAAGCAGTCGTGTTTATCGTTGAAATAAATGCAGTAGAGTTTGTGTTGTAACCTCTTCTTTGTGTTTCTAAGGTTACGTTTGTTGCAACTGCTGCCGTGTAGTTGGCGCGAACAGCATTCCAGCCAACTAATGACAAAGTACCAGTACCAGTTGCCGGAAAGCCAGCTACGGTAAAAGTGACTGCGTTTCCAGCTACAGAAGCAATTGCATACCTTCCAGGAATTGTTCCGGCTGTTCCAGTAATTGCCTGCATAATTAAAGATTGACCAGTATTTGCAGTGGTAAATGGGTTTGATGGAATTGTAACTGTAACTGATGTTGAAGAGTTGATCGTGTAGGCAAGATTATCTCCGATAACATCCACTAGTTCGATATAAAAGTTATTATTGACAATTCTTTGAGATAATATTGCAGCCCATCTGAGAGCCATTGGTCCAGAAAATGATTGCGTTGATCTCAAAATAGTTTCATCGTTTACAGTTGTCCCTGTTGTGATTGCCAAGTTTCCGTTGTTTTGTGAAACTGTCATCCCGGCACCAGTTTGGATAACTGTAAAAAAAGCCGAATCTACTCCAGATGGAATTGCTGATGCAAACGTCGTTCTAAATGCTTTTTGAGGAGCTGGAGTAACAACAATAGAACTTGTGTTTCTTGCCGCTGGGTTTGTTGATTGCTGTACAATTCCAACTGAACCAGAAATTTGCTGTGTTGCTGGTAAGTTAGAAACAGAAACAGAGCCAGATACTGGCTGAGTTGCTTGAAAAAATGTACCTGTTACAGGAGTTGTTGGCATTGTTGCAATTGAAACAGGCTGAGTAGCTGGAAAATTGGACACTGTTACCGAACCAGATACCGGTTGCGTCACTGGAAAATTAGATACTGAAACAGATCCGGAAACTGGTTGGGTTACAGGATAAAATGTTCCAGTTACGGACAATGGAGACGTTAATTTAGTATCTATTGAGGCAAGACTAGCATTTCCAGTTGTTTGAAGTGCAGAAGTTGAAACTTTTCCATCGATTGACGAAAGAGAAGCATTTCCAATTACTTGGTTTGCTGCTGATGCGTCACCACCACCACCACCTCCACCGCCACCCGAAACAGGCGAGACGTTTCCATTTCCATCAGTCGTATAAACAACAACAGCGGGATAAACTCGACCTGTATTGTCTAAAACCTCAACAGCACCTTTGTTTTTCGGGGTAATTATGTTATCTGACATGAGTCCTCCTATGGATTCACTGAATTAATTCTATTTTCCCATGATGCAATTTCTTTATTGCAATCATTGTATTTTTTGCATTGCTTAAGGAAATATTCCTTTATTTTAACCCATGAATCAACAGGAACCAAGACAGATTCTATTTTAATATCTGTCCAAGTTTTGCCATTCAATAGGACTGTATCATTAATTATGATTTGCTTATCGCTTATCGTCCACGCACAAAAGCCAGTATTAGGCGTTCTTGGACGGCAAATTGGTACATCTGGAAGACTTGAGCATGAACTAAGAAGTAAAAGAAACAAGACGCTTAAATGCTTCATCAGCTGCCCTCCTAGCCTCTTCGGTTTGTAGTGATTCTGCAAGATGTGCGGCTTTTACATATGCAGCACCTTCTTCAGTTGTTCGAAGGTCAACATAGATAAAAAAAGAAATTAATTCCAAGCCATCTGCAACTTTTACAATTAACCACTTTAACCCCTGAGCAATTAAAAAGTTAAATGGTGGAATGTTTAAATAAGGAAATGCAGAGAAGAGGGCAGCTTGAGCCACCCCCAAAGAACTTTTGATGAAATAATCTTTGCTAATTTTAGCAAGATCAGTAGATAGCATCCTAAGCCAGTAGCGATGCTTTTAAAGCTTCAACTTCTTTTTTAATGAGTGCCTCTAAAGCTGGGTTAAGTGCAGGAAGAATCATTGCAACAGCTGCATCATCAATTGGAGTTGCTGTTTTTGCAACGGCTTCTTTCAAAGCTTCTTCTCCTAAATCTTTAACTAGTCCAATTACTAATTTTTCTAGGTCAATACACTCAACCAATAGTTTAACTAAATCTTTTTTCATTTTTCCTTCCTTTTTAGTAAATTGCCAATAAGCTGAACTAGCCCATTGGATTTTATGTTTGGATTTAATGATAGCACTTCGGAATAAATTAACGCAATAAATGGTAAAATTGTTGCTTTGTTTTCAATGATAAATAATAAAATTTTCATTTTTTCTCCAAGATCAAATAGTTTTTTATAAATCTTGTATCTGCTTTAATTTCTAAAATATCCGACTTAAGATTAGAAACTTCTGCCTGGGACTGATAAGACGATGCCACAAAACTTATAAACCAAGCCAATAATGGAGCTATCATTGTGAATAAAATAGCCTCAAGCTTTAGTTTTTTTAAGTTCATAGCGCCTCCTGTGCTATTTAAGTTTTCTTCCAATCTTGTACAAAAGAACTTCAATCTTATCTGCTTGATCGGCAAGTAAGTTTTGAGTTCCTAGGCTCTCCTTTGGAGAAAGCGTTTTAATTATGCTCAATACATGTACAAGTGCGTTTTTTGTAGTTTCAAAATGATCATCGTTGCTTTTAGAAAGCATGTCACTTGCCTTGCTTACAATGTCGTGAAGATTTAAACTATCGCTTTTTGTTCCGATATATCTTTCAATAACAGAATCATAAAAGTCATCCATTAAGGGATAAACTTCTCCGAAAAAAGCATGATCTTCAAAAAACGTTGCGCCTTTGCTTAAATTATGTGCATGGTGCGTAAATAGGTTTATTGCCCTGTAAAGTATTGCTAGCTCAATCATTTTTTATCTCCTAAGAATAAATTTCTTTCTGCGGTTCTTCTACGAAGCAAGCCTTTGGAAGTTAGCTTTATACCCCATTTAGTGTATTTACAATATGTCATGAAGGCATCTGCAATTAAGTCAGGATGCTTAGAATAAATCGCATCTCCCATAGTAGTTCCAGGGTAACATTTACCAATCCCAACGTTGTATAGAAATGAAATTAAAGCATCGTATTGATTCTGATTTGGTTGCCAATTGATCTTGCCTAAGACTTGATTAAAATAAGCGCACTTTTCTGTCACTTCATGATCGAGCCACGTTTCAGCTTGCTCACGCGTACAAGTGTCATTTTTTGACACCTTTAAACCGTTTGGATATTTAATCGTGCCTATTCCAATAGTCCATATTCCAGCTTGATCTTGGTAAGCCGAGGGGAAAAACCCCTCGAACTCTGTTATGAAATTAAGACCATTTTGAGATATCTTCATTAATTAAAGCCCCATACAAATTATATTAAAAGCCGTATTTGGGTTATCTCCACCAGTAGTAGCAAGAGTTGTTCTAACGCTTATTGATGTGCTAGAAATCGATTGTATTTGAGGAAGCATATTGTTACCTACAAATACCGTTGAAACCGTACAGTTTGGAGTTGCTGTTAATCCTGATAATGTACATACTGTTGGGTTTGCGGCAGTACATGAAGATATAACGTTTCCAATTTGATTTGATATTGTTCCACTTGTGCTTGCTAATATTGCTGAAAATGTTTTAATTGCCGATGAAGTTACACCTGGAACCGTTGGCACTCCAATAGATGAAGCAACTTTAGCAGTTTTTGGTTTGTAGTCTGAAGATCCCTTTTGGCATTTAATTATTGTTGGCTGAGCATTAGCTGCACCGTTTGTAGAGTTATAAGTTTGAAATGTAAAACTAGTTGTAGAGTTTGCAGTAAATCCATGTGCAATTGCGGCTCCTGCCTGATTGTTATCCACAACACAATTCATAGTAGTAGTTAAACCACTTACGCCATCTTTTAAATTTGTATTTAAAGGACAGGTATAGTTTGATGTTGCAACCGTACAGTTTCCATTTATCCAATCTAAATTCTCATTAGAAACTACACCAGTGCTTGAAATCTGAGCTGAAAAAGTATCAGTACACTCATAATCATTTGCGCACTTTTCAATACCAGCGAATGAGCCGATGATAGAGCCGTAGTCTGACCAGCCCGAAATTGGAGCATCTAGCTCAAGCCCCATACCAACATTTGTTCCAGACATTGGACTAATTACACCTCCCATAAATGCCTGAGCTGTTCCATTATATGGATATAAGACTCTAAATTGTGTAGCACTATATGCAATTAAACTAATTCCCAAAGAAGGAGATGTGTCACTAGAAACTTTACCAGTACCCACATAAGATTTAGAATATGTGCCTATTGTTGCAGTACCAGCACCAGTGTAAAAACTAACCACGTTAGAATCAAAACTTAAACCGCTTGGTAGTGTAAATAAATAATCACCACTTCCTGCCGTCCCAGCAGTTGATTGCTCATATTGAAATTTAGCTTGTAATCTTTGTCCTTTTCTCGATGCCATTATTCTATCAGTAACAATTGTCCCCTTTGTTGGTGCAGTTGTTGTTGCACCAATTGTAATTGTTCCCGCATTAGTGTATGCATAATCTTGACTAGCTTGAGAATAGATTTTAGATTCAGGTGGAAAGTACCAGACTTTGATTACTCCTGGTATAGCGGTTGTACCAAAAATAGTCGCCGTAGATGTTCCAGATTGTTTACCTCTAATAGATAGAGTTACGTTACTTTGTGTTGTAGAATATGAAATTGTTTGACTCATTCCCGAAGCTTGATTTATTCCAGAGGCTGTACCATTGAAAACACTTGTTTCTCTTGCGGTATTTATTCCATCCCAAAATTGAAAAGAAGCATTGTTACCTGTTCCACTAGAGCCAAGTAATCCTTCATATTCTAATCTATAATCACCAGCCGGAAGACTTGCAAATTTTATTGATGGAATTTGAGTTGGTGGAGCGAGTGCTGCCCCAGTTGTGACATACGTACAACTACTTTGAAATCCGAAATCGGCAAATGTTGCAGATGTTGTTGTCCATCCTCCAATACATCCTGTTGTTGTTAATGTCCCAATTAGCTTTGCCCCAGTAACGTTCTGAAATGGTGCTGATGTTCCAACAAAAGCATCATCAATAATTACAGTTCCTGTTGTTCCTGAAGAAATGATAGCGATACCATTTGAAGTAGCTGTCATGATAAATGGAATGTTAATATTCTTCCAAGTTCCATCTGCTACTACGTTAGCGCATAATGCTGTTACCGTTACTCCAGCATTTCTAGGGCACACTTGAAGTCCGGTAACGTTAGAGCTTTTAATTTTAACTGAAGCTACACCTTGAAGACCAACTAAGTTAGCCGCATTGATTGTAGAATCTTGAGTCGTTGCAAGTGCACCAGATAAAGCTAATGATAGAGCTTTTTTACCTTCAACTTGGTTACTTAAATCTGCTGTTCCCGTTGCATTGGTAATAGTCCAGCTTGTAGTAGCTGTATTATGTTCAAAGCTAGGGTTTGCTAAAAGATTAGTGTTCCCTGTCTCAATTCTTGATTGTACACCAAGAACTTGTGTCGCCTGATTATTTGGAGTTAAAGCCGTAAATGTTGTTGGCTTAAGTGTTTGCTGATCACCACTTAAAGTAGTTGGTGGAAGTGATGCTTGAACTGAAAAAGCCCATGTTATAATAAATAGTTTTATAAGTTTCATATTAACCCCACGTTATTGAAATCATTTGAGCCGTTGCAGTAGATACCGCAATTACTGAAATTGTAGCAACTGCTGGAAAATCTTCCGATCTTCCCGGTGCAAATAAATGACCGTTAGTTGCTGTTGCAGTACCACCCATGCAAACTCTTAAGTTTACTGAGTTATTATCATCAGCTTGAATTTTTACCCATTTTGCTGTTGCTGGTGGAGCAAATGTTTGTGCTGTTACTCCGTCAAGAGTTACAGATTGCACATACGATGCTGCTGCTCCAAGAGATATGACCTTTAAAAGACCAGATGTATTTACTGTTAATGGAGAAATATTTCCAGCCGTATAAGTCGGAGAAGTAGATACGACAGAAGCCTGTACCATTGGACCAGTGTTAGCCCCTAAGGCTGTGTTTGGGGTAATGTTTAGTTTTGATGCTGTTGCATCAAGAGCAAACCCTGTGATGGCTGCTGGAGGCGTTAAAGTGGTAATTTGAGCCGCTGGCAATACTACTGGAACCGAAGAAACCGATAACTGTTGTCCAAGAGTAATTGCTGCACCAGCATTATCTTGAAGTTGAGCCTTTACAACGCTTGTGTTTGTTAATGGATTTATAGTTACTGTTGATAATGGCGTTAATGTTGATAATTGCGCAGCTGGTAATACCACAGGTACTGATGCTGCTGCCAATGCTTGTCCCAAAGCAGGAATTTTAGTATCAATAGATGACAATGAACTATTTCCAGTTGTTTGCAATGTTGAAGTTGCAGCAAGAGTTGGAAGTGTAATTGTTCCTGTAACATTGTTTATATTTCCAATATTATTTGAACCAGCTGGCAATGGATTATCTAGCATTACATTAGAAACTTTATTGCTAGCAATAAAATTAACAAATGCAGTTCCTGATGATACCGTTGCACCTTTAAGTCTAAAATAAGCATAGCCCACAACATTTGCTTGACCAGAAGTATTTGCCGTAAATGTATTTGAACTATTTCCAGTGGCAAGAGAAACATAAGTCGTTGGATACCAGGTCGAATTGTCTTGAGAAAGTTCAACAGTTATAGTTCCAGTCCAAGTCCCTTCTACAGTAAATGCAACAGTTCCATAGTTTGTAGTTGCAATTTGAGCTGATGCTGTTCCAGTAATAGAACCAGATGCAGCCGTGTCTACGTTTAAAGCAGCGTTACTTACTGGCTGAGTTGTCCACGCGCTATCTACTTTTAACGCATTTAAAGCAGAAACGGCGGCTAAGTTTGTTCCATCGCCAATTCTAACTGATGAAGGGTCAGCTCCATTATGTTTAATTCCTACTGAAATATCTCCAGCGTTAATTGTAACGTTTGTTGTTCCAGTAACGTCGGTAATGCAAACAGGAATTGGGGTATGATTGTATGGGCTTGTTGTATCTAAAGTAACTGGGTACCAATTGCCATCGTCTTTCTTAACCATCATTCCCGAAGGAAGTGGAAAATTGTTTATTGGTGCAGCATCGTCATTTCTAACAAATGTTAAAGAATCATTATCGTAAAAAGAAATTCCATCCGTTGTTAATTTTATTGGAGGATATACAAAAGTTGTCATATTAACACCCCTTATTTGTGCAAAAAATGCTAATAGTTATGTTACCAGTCGCAGATACGCTTGTTTTTGTATAGGTTGGTCGCAAAAACTTAAAGCCTACTTCCGTTATTATTAATTGGTGCGAGCCATTCTCAGGAGTAATTACTATTAATGCTCCAAAATCTAAAGTTGTCCAAGTTAAACCATCTTTAGAGTGTTCAATGATAACTTCTCCGTTTATAAAAGCCCCAGCACTCCAATGAATGTCATAGGTGATAGTATCAAACGGCGACACGTCTGTTTGTAGCCCGACTATTTGAGCCGTTGCCATGCTGCCATTGTCAATGGCTTTAAAGTTGTAAATGAGATTTTTTCTTGACATTTTTCACACTCCCTTGTGAGGTAAAGCCTGGTTGGGCTTAGTCCTTATTCATTATTGTTTGAGTTCCTATTGTACTATTTTGTTTTTGGTCGCTTAATTTTGCAACATTAATCGGTTGACCCATGTTGTTTTGTTGCGCTTCTTGTTGAATCATCATTGCCGCATTGCCCTGCATTTGACTAAAAAGGGCTGGAGTAGAAAAGCTATCTAGCGGCATTCCAAATACCTTGAAAAGAGTAACTCTTTTTTCTGCCGGAATATCTTTCTTTAAACTTGAAATAATTTCGTTTTTAAGGGCTTCTTTGGTTTGAGGGTAAATCATTGTCAAAACTTCAGTAGCCTCTGGGGTCACATAGCCATCTTTTAATTGGTTTAAAATAATGCTTGGTTTTTCAACGGCTTCTTTATATCGATTAAATTTGTCTATTTCCATTTGACTAGGTTCCCACTTGTCGGCTCTCCATGGAATATTTTCATAAGGATTTTTAGGAACCTTTGAGAGTAAAAAATCATTAGCCTTTATTGCAGTTTGGACAAAGCCGTTCATGGCTTCCGGCAAGACTGTAAAGGCGGCATTATTTCTGCTCATAAAATCATTGAAATAATTTGCTTGATTATTTTTTGATAACTCCAAGTTTTTTTTGTCTTTTTTAAGTTTGTCGTAAGAATAGATTTTGTTTTCTTTAAACTGTGGATATTGGTTAGGTCTATTTGCTAAAATTCCTGCAGCTGCTTTTGAAATTAAAGATTGATGTTTTTCAACTGCTGCACTTAAAGATTCTTTTAATTGAATCGATGCGGCTTCTGACATTCTTCCAAATATTCCGTAATTTTCACCGCTTACAATTGCGCCTATTGCTGCGCCTGCTGGTCCACCAATTACATGACCTATTTTAGCGCCTAATAATCTTTTTAAAACACCGCCAGTACCTTTTTGCACCGATCTAAAGCTTGCCCCATCAATTAAAGTTTGAGCAGTCTTAGCCATGTGATAATTTTTTTTTGCTTCTGAATAAGAGTTTTTTAATTCTGGTGAATTTTTACCAAGAGTCTCTACTGCGTGGTTTTCAATTACCCCTCTTAGGGCTTCAGCCGCTTCTTGCATGCCAATTGGCGAACCACTTCCATAATTGGCAATTTTATCTAGTCTTAATCTTTGTGCTCTCAATTCTCCAAAATCAAGTTTGGGATACTCTGTACCAAATTTAGTTTCTATTTTACCAGAATCTCTTAAATCTTTGGCATAAGTTTTAATTTCTTCATATTCTTTTTTAAATTCAGGAAATGGTTCTCCTGTTTTTGGATTTAAATATTTATCCAAGTGCTGATTCTCTAAAATATTAGCTAAATCATTTGTTGTGATTCTTGTATTAATTCCGCTTTTTTCAAGCTTGTTTTCAATGACAGTTAAAATATTTTCTATATCAGTGCCATATTTTTGCAAGTTTGCTGTGTTTTTATTGGCAATAAAGTCAATTTCATGTTGACCTTGTGGAATTTCTTCGGGTGATTTTGGGAAAAGGTCATTAATATAATCAGCAGCAGTATTAACAAAACCAGGTCTTGTTTTCTCATAAGCTTTTTTCTTTACATTAATTTTCTCTAAAGCTTGTTTTGATTCTGCAGTTAATGGTTCACCGGTAACTTTTGTCAATTCTCCACTAATTGCTTCTGGATTTAAAACGTGCAACATTCCATCAACTGTTACATGATCTACATTTTTCATTATGCCATTAACATTTTTTTCAACATTGTTTACTTTTGTCTCGTAAAGTTTTTGTTCTTCAAGAGGAGTTTTACTAGCAATATCATCGGCTAAGTTTTCTATTTTTTGTTGTGATTTTCCATAAGATTCTATTAAGGTTGGATCATTTGGATTTTTAACAATTCCATCTAGTAGTGATTGATGCTCTGTTAAAATTGCTTGCTCTTCAAGGGTTAATAAAAAAGAATTCTTGTATAAAAAGCTTTCTTTTTCTTGAATTATTTTTAATCTCTTCAGGGTGTTAATAGGATTTTCACCCAATTGTTTACTTGCACCAAACTTAGAATCAAGATCTTTAATGTTTGTTTTTTGACCAACGTCCTGTAATCCTGTTTTTGTATCCAAATCTATCCCATTTCCAGAAAGATTTTGATTGTTAATTTTTACAACGTCATTTCCATCTCTGTGAGTATAAATTTTTTGCTCAGGAATTCCTTCTGTTTCGGGTACAGTTTGCACTTTAAAAGTTGTCCCTTTACTTACAGGGGTTTGACTTCTTGGCAAATCTTCTGTTTTGATGCTTTTTATAGTGACAGGATTTTCAACATTGGCACCTAAAGAACCTGCTCCCTTTCTAAACATTTTCGCAGCATCGGATTTCATTTGGTAAATACTACTAAGGGCTTCTAATGAAGAAGACAAAGCAAACGTGGGCAAAGCAAAGCCTAGTGCGTCTTTTCCAGTATGTTCAAAAATAGCATCCGCGCTCAATGGGTGATTTCTTATTATGTTTGGGGCAATTTCAGAAGTAGCACCATAGATAGCCCCAGTTCCTGCGGCTAAAGCTGTTTTTTGCATGGTTCTTGCTAAAGCCCCAGCAAAAGTTTTTTCTCCCAGCCCTGTTAATCCTGTGGCAATTTTTCCAGCTTGTTCAGCGGCACCACCCGGAACAAAAAAACCAACTCCTCCACCCATAAAATTAGTGTAATAATTTTGCTCTGATCTTTTAGCTCTGTTTTCTTTATAAACATTGGCTTCAACTGGGTTTGCATTTTCAAGAGCCGTGTCAATTATTGCAGGCAATATTCCGGCTGTCGCGGTGTCCGCTGCTGCCTCTATAAATGTCTTTACTTTTTCTGTGGGAGTGCCATATGTAACGTAGTCTTTATAATCTTGAGCTTGCTGCTCTGTAGCTACTCTAAAGCCGCCAGATGGGTCTTTTAGCATTAGATCCGCTTGTTCTGCTGGATAAGCTTTAACTACCCCAGAAACGTCTTGAAGCTGAATTGGTTCTTCTGGAGCAAAGGGCTGACCTGTGGTTTTATTTATAATTGCCATTTAGACCCTATTTGTTTTTTTGTACAACTTTATTAGCCGCTGGACCACCTTGGAGCCTGTAAAGCTTGTGCTTATTAACCCTGCTTTGTTGTAATTTATTAAGCGATTCGGGATTGTCAAAAGCAGAAGCAGTATTTGTTTTAAGAATTTTATCAAACTTATCTTCAGAATATCTGCCCGTGTTCATTTCTGCCAAAGTTGTTTGAATTGCATTTCTGTAATATTCTTCAATTTTTCCAGCATTAGGATTATTTTTTACGTCATCTGGTAATATTTTTGACAATAAACTATCAATTGTTGCTGACGTTGCGCTCTTTCCAAGATGACTTGCTGCAATTCTATTAAGAATAGTATTTGTTGTAACACTACTTAACTTAACTCCAGAAAGACCTCTTTCAAGCTCAGTCATTTTATCAATACCGGAACCATATTGTTGAACACCAATCTGTGCTTTAATTCCTTCTTCTGTTGGATTTAAAACTTTTTGATTAGCTATTTGCGCTTCTAATTGCGTTTTAATATTTCCCGATTTTAATTTTGCGTTTTCGACCGCAGTTTCTTGCTTCAATTTGTTGTAATTGTTTTGCAATGCGCCTGCCTCTAGGTTTTGCTTTGCTTTTATTGAAATGTCTTTATTGTAAAGTTCTTGCGCTCTTTGGTTTAACGATTCGGGAGTTGCTTGTATTTTTAATAAAGCAAACTCATTGGCAGCTTGAACATATTTTTGTCCAAAGAGTCTTGTATTTTGAATTGCAGTTACAAGATCTTCCCCCTGCTTAATAAAAACATTTAGCAATCCGCGATTTCCTTCAATTCCGGCTTGTTGATCTTTTACTTGAGCCGCTATGTCATTATCAATTAAGTTTTTAAGCGCGCCTCCGTTTTGCAAACCGCCAAATGCGGCAGAAATTAGAAAGGATATTTTGTTACCAACAGAACCTTGATTCCAAACTCTATTTGGGTCAATTTTTGTAAAGTTTTTCACATTGTCTTCAGTTTCTCGCAATTTATTCATCGTGTCCGAATAGCGCTTGTATAAATCAGGCTGTGTGTTTGAAATGTCTTCATAAAAATCCATTTCTGTTTTTTTTGCTGCAATCGCTGCATTAGCTTGTTGTTCTAGTATTGGCTTTCTTTCTTCGGGTGTAGGAATTTTTTGAGAACCAATTTCTTTAACCGCTTCGTCTGTAGCTGCTGATTTTTCCGGCAATCCAACTTGTGGAGCTTTTTCAGCACCAACAAGCCTTACGGGGTAATCTAAAGGTTTTTCGCTTGCCGTTGTGCCGGACTCGGGCGTGGTTGGAATGATGTTTTCTGCAGTTGCACCTTCGCTTGTTTTTAATGGTGCATTTGGTGTAATTGCTGTGCTTGATGGTTCGCTTGGAAGACCACTTCTGTTTTTTGTTAAAAAATCATAAGTGTCAAAATAAAGCTTTCCAAGTGGAGTTTGACCAATGTCTTCTCTAAGAGAAGTTCCAGTTGTAAAATCTGCCGGACCTCTTTTGATAGTATCAGCCCCACCGGGAATATCTTGCCCTGGCAATTGTCCAGCATCCCTAAGCATGTTGTAGTTTTCCGAGTTTCTTCTAAACTCCTCATCGCTATTTTCTTGTGGTGTTTTTTGTCTTGGAACTTCAACAGTTGTTTTATCGAATGGATTGTATTCCTCTGGGACTTGTGGAGCCGCTGCAAAATCTTGTCCTAAGTCTTCTGGTTTAACCATTGGAGCAGGAACATTTGAATGTATACGTTTGTTTTTTTCAGCAGCAGCATCTAAAACTAAATTTAAATATTTATCCGGTACACTTGATAATGGCATGTTTTACCCATCTTGTTTTTTTGCGTAATCTTGTAAATCTTTTCCAAACATACCAGCACCAGCACCAGCACCGGCAAGCCCAGAAATTGTTCCAGCAAGTCTTTTTTGTTGTAGATTTTTTTGTTCTAAATCTTGCTTATTCATCCCCATCAAAAGATTGGTTGCCATGTTTTGATTCATTTGTTGTTCTTGTAGTCCCATTGCGCCAGCTTGCTGAGCCGCTTGACCTTGCATCCTTGAGCCTGCTATGTCCGCCATTGTTGCAACGGCTGAAGGACTAGCGCCCTTGGCTTGAGCTATCCCTGATCTAACATTTCCAGCGGCTTCATTTGCCATGCCCTCAAAAGCCTTTGTTGCTATTCCGCTAGGGTTATTAGCTCTTTGCTGAAACATTTGTGACATTGCATCTAGTTGTGGAGCGTATGGACTTTGGTTTTCAGTAATACCCAATGCCCCTGTAATTGTTGATCCCATGTTATAACTCCTTTTTTAAAATTATAGCGTCATTATTAGAAGAGTGGAAACTAAAACCTCTTTTTAGGCATATTTGCAAGGTTCTATCTGTGTTTCCGAGCGATCTACTTATTGTCGTTGTTAGCGTTTCGCATCCGTGAAACTCTTTAATCTTTAATTCTAACTGACTTAACAAGGATGTTCCTTTTTGAGATTTTCTAAATTCTGGGTAAATATAAAAGTTTTCCAAATAGCATCCTTTGTCAAAAAGATAATAATTTGCCCACCCAAATTCATTTTCGAACACCTCTCCACCCCTTTCCTTAAAAAAATCCAATGGATTATTAATAAGTTTTTTCTGGGTTGAGCTTGGCTGGGTTTTTCTTAAGTCCAACTGTGACCTCTATGTTTGAGAGTGCAAAAGACTCTCCTGTATTGTTAGCAACGTCTAGCGGGATATCTTCAATTTCTAACCTAAAAGCCTCACAATTCTTGCGAACCATGTCAATTAAAAGCTGATAAACTCCATCGTATTTTGCACCAGATTCTATGCTTGCGTCACTTGGTCGCACCACAACATTGTAATCAGTTGATGCAAGTGGGTCTAAAATGTAAACGTTTGAGGGATAAAGCTCATAATCGTAATAAAAAGAAACTTTTACTTGATGCGGTGTTTTATATCGCCCAAGAATCATTGTTTCGTAAACTTTTGCCCACGCTTGCTTGGCTTGAATCCTAACCCATGGAGTTGATATTTTTTGAACAATTGCTGTACTTATCAAACCGTTAACTATTTTTTTATGAACTAAGCTTTCTTTGTATACTTTGCCACTGGTAAGAAGAACCATGTATGATCCTTTCCACACACAGGCTGCAACCGCTGACATATTTGTAAACCATGACCAAGCTTGTGAATAATAGTTATATACCAAAAGCTCGCCATCAATTGTTGTAAACCTTATTTCGTTTACTTTTTCAAGCAATATAGCGCTCGTAATTGTGTTTGAATTATATCTTTCAACGGCAGCGCCAATGTATGTAACTTGTAATTTTCTATTTAATAAGTAAATCCCTTTATCAGAAAGAAACATAACGCCTTCTGGTCCAAGAACTATTGATTTTGTTGATATGCATCCAACATCTGTCGTGATTAATTGAGGAGAGGATAAATCATTTGAGGTATTTGCCCTACTTGGTCCAGCACCAGCAATGTATAAAATTGAGCGCTCTTTAAATATTAAGAGTCTTCCATCCATTGATATAACACCAGTAATCTTATCCTCGTAAACCCCTCTTTTATCGTAAACGCTGGCATAAAAAATATCTTGATTAAACTCAAGCCCCCATGAAGGTAGTCTTGTTTGTGAAAAAATAATTGAATTCAGACTGTCTCTTGTAATACTATAGACGCGATCTTCATAAATTGCCGCTGTAACAGTATTGGTAAGTGGAGCAGTTGGATAGTCACCGCCTGCTGCAAAAGTAGCAGTAGCATATAAACCGCGATCTGGTATTGATAAAGATTGAGAACTGAGCGGTATATACTGAATTATGGGTATTGTATAAACTCCCACTTGAGACGCATTTTGAGCATTATCAGTAAAAAACGACTGACATTTTGAGAACTCATCAGAGTCTTTTTTCATGTAAATAATAACTTGTACAACTTTTTTATTTGTTAAGAGTGGCACGTAAACAGTTAAATTAAATGACCATGTTGTGACTGATCCAGAGCTTAAAATTAGCGGTGAGTTGTATCCAAGAATGTTAGATATATCACTGTAGAAAAAATCACCTGAAGCATCTTTGTACTTATATACAGCCACAAATTGATAGGTTCCATTGGTGATTACTCCGCCAATGGGATAAGCGTTTGCCAAATAAAGAAATGGCTTGTTTGAAAAACCTAACTCTGCTAATTCGCTTCCATCAAAATAAGCTGGGCGCGCATTAAAAATATTACTTTTTCCAGACATTTCCAATTGAGTGTTTCTGGTTGAAGCGTTTAAGTTTAAAGAAAACAATTTTACAATTGGTGTTATCGGAAGTATTTCTCCTGCGTACACGTAAGTATAAACAGATGAATCCGTTTTTGATTTTGTAGGCAAGAACCAAGAACCAGATTCCTTATACATTTTTTTAATTGAGTACATGTATTTAAAAGTAACGTCATTTGGAAGATTGTAAGATTGCATTCCTCCTGCTTTCTGACTTATCTTGGTTGCATCCATCACGGCAACAGTAGATCCATCATCTATGTTTACAACAGAATAAACATGATCAACACCAATACCAGAATTTACTAATTGATAATAATTTCCATTTTCAAAAAATATTTCACCAACAGGGTGAACTCCTGAAAAGTATTTTGATCCACCTGGGACTCCACCAAAATAAGCATTGCAATATAAAAAAGGGGCATAGTCAAATGTAGCAAGAAGCCCACCTGGTATGAATACAAGTGGTGATATTGGATAATAAACCCACTTTGCAGTTGTGTCTGTTAAGGGGTAAGAGCAAAAGTGAGGGCTCGCTGAATCGTTAAAAGTAGTAATTACAGTTGAAGTCCCCAGGACTAGAGCTTTGGAAAGAACTATTTGCTTAAGTTCCACGACCACTGCTCCGTCGTACTTGCAGTAATTCACATACAGGTTTGATGCGTCTTTAATTGTTAATTTAAATGAGCTGTATACTTCGGATACAGGAAAGGAATAATTTCCTATGTATGCAAGAGCGCTATTTGAAAACTTGTAAACATAAGCATTTGATGCATTTATAACACTCCAGTAAACATTGCTGCCGTCGGTAATTAAATCTGAACTGCTTATTGCTGTGTAAGTTGTAGATGCAAAATTTGCTAATGCGGAACTAACAAATTGGTTCGCCAAAGCATTGTATGTAAATTTTTCCAAGCAGCATTTTGTTGTATTATTTGGCTTAAAGACAAAAAACTCATTGTTATATTCAAAAGTTTGGACCCATCTCATGGCTTCTGCTTGATTTAGCGTTAATGATGCTGCCAAAATTTCGCTTTGAATTGTATTTAAAACCGCCCCAGCTTTGTCTGTAAAAGTTTGTGTGATAAAAAATCTGCTTCCAAGTATTCCAGCAACGTCTAAGGTTCCGTAGGTAAATCCAACGTGCATATTAAAGCTAGTTCCAGCGCAAAAATACTCACCATAGCTGGTAGCTGCTTCAATTGAGGCTGAGCCAATATTAGAAATCTTTTTAAAAGTAGACAGGTTTTCAAAATATTTATAACTCCCCTTTTCAGATTGTATAAGAAGATCGTTTCCCTTTGTGAACAAAGCAGAATAATATTCACCGGAATCAAGCTCTGCAATTCTATCGTAACCATTCATTTTCTTGGCAGTCATGTCACCACTAAAAACAACGTTTACCATGTCTTGAGGCTTATCGCTTATCTGTGAATTTATTTTTGTTTCAGCCCCACTTACAAGGTCAATTGAAATTTGTTGTTTTTCTAATGCCATAAATTCCTTAGTATAAAAAAACTGTAAAACTTCCTGGTGCTTTTGAAAAAGAAAGAGTTGCTGTATTGCTGTCTGATTTAACAAGAGTTGCTTTAATTGAGCCACTTGTTGCTTGCGTCAATATAACAAAGCCGCTTGCAGATTTTCCCAATGAGTGCTTAACAGTAAAGGTATTGTTGCCTTGATCAGAAGGCGTCTCGCCGACACACCCAATAAAAGACGCAGAGCTGTCAAACTTTCTTGCAACGTTTTCTTGAAATCTTAAGTCGGTTACGTTATCAAGAACTTCTCGAATAAAGCTCATTTTAATACCTGTAAACATCCCCAGAAGCATCGTTCCAATCTCTTTGAACGTCATTGACGACAAATGAATGACCAATGTCTCTGTTTTCTGCCATTGTGTTAATTCTTTCTTTTAAAGCTGCCTTTTGCGCAAGAAAAACCGATACGTCTGATTCTTCTTTTTGAAGCATTTTAATTGCTGCGTCTACAATGATATATTCTTCCCAGCCGTTTATTCCATCGAATGTATCAGTATCTAGAATCATTTCTGGTAATTCAGGGACATAAAACATATTCATTTTATATTGACCTGGAGGACTTGGGTTAAATTCAATTACATTGTTTTTTAAATGATATCTTGGTCCCTGAATAGCTACAATTGCAGCCCAGTTAGAACCGTCTTGATAACGTCCACGCTCATTAAACATAAATTGCTTAAGAGTAATAAAACGACTTGGGTTAATGTAAAGATCAATTCCTTCTAGTTTGTAAAAGTCTGAAGGTAGTGGGTATTCTCTATCTGTGTTATTTACCTGAAAAGTATAAGTTTTCATGTAGTAATCATTTCCGTATGCGCCTACAAGTAAATCGTAAAGTTCGGCGGCGGAATTGTTGATATATTGATTAAGCTCTGAATCTAAAATGTAGCCAGAATTTACTTTGTCTGCTCTTTGTCTTGCTTGAGTTCTTAACGATAAAAGGGTTACGTTTCGAGCCATAAGATTTCCTTAAAAAAGGGGAGGTTTTTACGCTCCCCTGGCTGAATTATAATTCAGGTGTTTCGTCAGACTCAAGGTCTTCTTGTTCTTCGTAATTATCGTAACACATTTTAATAAGCATCATTAAGGCTTTCTTGGCTTTTTCAGCTTTGTTTTCCTTAAACGCACTCATGAGCTCACGAACTATTTCTAATTCGGCAGCATCTTCATTAACCTCATCGACTGCAGGTGTCTTCATTGACAAAGGCACTTTTCCGACAAGTACAGAAGCAATTTTGTGATTAGGGTCCATCATATTCATAATGACTCCTAGTTCGAAACTACAGTGTTTTTGTACATAAGCTCTACATAAAGAGCTGAACCAGATGGAAGATCAGCAGCAACACCAGCAGTTTTTGTAATAATTACAACAACGCCAGTTGCAGCGTTTACCGATTTAACCTGGTATGAATCATCAACAACAGAAGATGATAAAAGAGAAAAGTTAGCACCAACAAATCTATTGAATGGTGGCATAACAATTGTAATTTCTCCCGTTGCAGATTTTGCAGCAGAGATAATATTAATACCTCTAGCAATACTTACTGCCCCAGAAGCACCAATAGATAATTGGAAAAGCATTTTTTTAAGTGCTCTTTCGTTAGTTTGTGGATTGTGAAAATAAAGATTTGCCATAAAGACTCCTAAAATGGAGGCGACCCAAAAGCCGCCTCTGTTCATTAATTTATTAAGCTAATTTGATTACTACGTTATGTCCTGGAGCATCGCAACCAAGTTGGAAGTATCCACCAACGCGTAGTTCTACAGCGTCAGCAGTTGCTTCTCTTAGTACTTTGTTTCCATCTAGATCAAGGATCCTAACTGGCTCTTTCAAGCTGTAAAGTTTCCATGATTTCATAGTTAAACCGTAAGCATAGTTAATTGGGCAGAATGGATCTGCAACGCAATTAGAAACACCTTTGTTTGTTTTAACTTGAATGCCTTCAAAACCGATATCGCCACGAGCTGCAGCAGTTGTAACCATATACTGAACTTTTGAACCAAGAGCAAGCTCAAGGTTTGACCAGTCAGTGTAGTTCATCATTACGATTTCTGGACGACCACCTTCTCTGTTACAACGAGTTAATCCTTTAACAAGTGCTTCTTCGATTGAGTAAGAAGAACCATCAAAACGTAATCCACCTAAACGAGTTGGATCAGCCGAACGGTCTACAGAAAAGAAGTTATCTCCTGAAGTTGGAGCAACGAAAGGAATCCAAGCTGATAAGCCTGAAAGTTTTGCGTTTCTATCGCCTTCAGTAAAAATAAAGTCACCAGCAGCGATTGAAGTGATTGAAGAAAGAGCAGCACTTAAGCTAATCAATCCGCTATCTCTGTTTACAGCTGTAATCTGAAGTGCTCCGCCTACTCTTAAGGCACCAGTTGAAGCTGCTGCAGCGAAAACGATCTTTTGACCGATTTCAAACTTAACAACATCGTCTGCGTTAGAAAGAGTAAAGAAAGCGTTTGAAGTTGAAAATCCAGAAGCAGAAATATTAGCCAATGCTCCTGATCCGTCACCGTAAAGACCCCATGCAATTGAAGTTGTAGCAGCTTGGATAGCTGAATCAATTTCTCTTGTAAGTGCTTTAATGAACGCGCCTTTTTCATTTTCAGAAGCTTCAGCAGTTTCATTGTCAACAGAA